CGAGCTTCCGGCTCTATCCGCCGCCCGGCCACTTGAATTCGTGCGATCCGCCATAGGGCTTGCCGCCGAACAGCGGATAGAGCCGGAAGCTCGTGTCCCAGAGCGCGCCGGGATTGGTTATCTGCGGTGTCGTGCGGCGGAAGAGTGCGGCCTCGAAGCCGGGTGTGTCGCGGGCGTAGCGCAGCGCTTCGAGCTGCAGCCCATAGGTCTTGCCGCCGCCGGCCGCGCCGCCATAGATCGCGATGTCTGCCGGGGTCGAGGCGAAGACGGTCTGCGGGCCGATCTGCGGAAGGTGGTTGACGACCTCCCTGCCCGAGATGCTCTTCGCTGCCGGCGCGGGCTTTAGCGCCATTCCTCGAGCGGATCGTCTCTGCCGTTGCTCGGCAGAATCACGACGTGCGTCTGGTTCAGGGGCGCGCCGCCGATGCCGCTCGCCTCGACGCGTTCGACATAGCCGCGGTCGCGGCCTTTGGTCTTCAGGTAGAAGATGACCGCGGTCATGTTGCTTTCGCTGATCGCGGTGATCAGCCGGTTCTCGGCCAGGTCGAGATTGCGCTCGATGATCTCCTCGATGACCTCGCGCAAAGCGGGATGGCGGTCGAGGTAATTGCGGACCGTGCGCGGGGTGCACGAGCCATAGGCTTGGGCGAGGATTTCCGCGGCCGGCGAGATCAGGCCAAACGACTTGCGCAGCGCGGCCTCGACGTGCTCGACCTTAAATCGTGCTTTCACAATTCAAACTGTCAAAAGTTGATGGTAGGATCGCGGCAGTTCCCGACTTGATCCGCGCCCCTTGGCGTACCCCAACCCACAGGTTGGGCCGCACCACACCTTCTTGGGCGGGCCGGCGCTCAGTTTGGGCGGCCTCCTCGGCTCTCCGGATCAGATGCGTCTAGCGTCTTCAACTGGAGCACCAGGCACGCGCCCGGGGTGTTCCAGCATCGCCGGGCGCACCTTTGCCCGGCGGTCGTTTATTCCTTGACGCGCAGCTTTGCGCCGCAGTGGCTGCAGCTGACCTCGAAGAACTCGGGCGTCTCGAGAGTCGGCGCTGACGGCGGCGCGTCTGCCGCTTCGAGCAAGGGTCTGTCGTCCGGCGCGGCAGGGTTTGATGGCCCGGCTGGTTGCTCGGCGATCGCCGGCGGCGCCGGTTCGCTGCCAGGGGCAGCCAACTCCATGCGCGGGATCTCGACTTCGAATTTCAGCGAGGCCAATTCCGCGCCGAAACCTTTCAATTCCGCCAGCTCCGCGCGCAGCAGCTCGCTATCCCAAAGGGAAAGCTCCTGCAGGCGATTGTCGGCCAGGCGGTCGAGCTTGATCGTCTCCGGGTCGGCGTCGCTGTAGACGCAGGGCAATTCGCGCAGGCCGAGGCGAATGGCCGCCTTCCACCGGGTGTGTCCCTTGACGATGACATTCTGGCGATCGAGCACCAGCGGCACATTGAACCCGGTCTTGGGGATCAATTCGACCAGCTTGGCGACCGTCGCTTCGTTCTTGCGGGCATTGCGATGGTAGGGCTTGATCGCAATGGTTGGCACCATCACGAGGGTGCTGGTGACGTCGACCGTCATGCGCCGAACTTTCTGATGTAGACCGGCTCGCCGCACTCGGGACACTTGACCTCGCGATATGCGGGTGTGGAGAGCGGGATCGTCCTGGCGACGTCTTCAGGTGTGATGAACGGCTCGGCCGATGCTGCGGCTGCGGCTGCTGCGGCAGGTGTCGCCGGATCGGCCGCGGGCGGCGGCGCCACGTCAAAGGACGGCTGGCTGATCTTGAAGCCGAGCGCGCCGACGTCGAAGTCAAAGCCGAGATTGAGGCTCGCCACTTCGCTCGACAGCATCTCGTCGTCCCACAGCGAGAATTCCTGCACCCGGTTGTCGGCCAGGCGATCGAGCCTGACGGTTTCCGGGTCGGCATCGGTGTAGACGCAAGGCACTTCTTTCATGCCGAGGCGCTGGGCCGCTTTCCAGCGGCTGTGGCCTTTGACGATGACGTTCTTGCGGTCGAGGACCAGCGGCACGTTGAAGCCGACTTTCGGGATCAGCTCGACGAGCTTGTCGACGGTCGCATCGTTCTGGCGGGCGTTGCGGCGGTACGGCTTGACCTTGGCGGTCGCGACCATGACGAGCTGACTGACGACGTCCATTTACCGTGATCCCTTTGGCGGAGGATTTGATCTGATGGTGGCATGGCGAGGCCCGCTCACGGCCGACCAGACCGGGCATCCGGTGGTGTGGCACAGCACGCTCGACGCGCTCGGCTATGGCGGTCTGGTGGCGATGCCCGAACTCGACGCGCAGTGGTTTCGCTCGTTTTGGGGCGACGACGGCACGACCAAGCGGCTGCACACGTGGGGCCACCGGGACAAGGTCGGCGACAAGCCCGTCAAGACGAGCCCGCACTTCCTGTGCACGCGCGGCGGCACCGGGTTCCACACCGATCCCGCTTACACGCGCTATGCTTTGCAAATCCAGCTCTACAACCAGGGCTTTGTCGTGCAGGGCGTCGAAGACGACACCAACGCGATGCCGCTGTTTGCGCCGGGGCTGGTGATCCTGCTCGACACCTGGTCGCCGCATGCGGTGTTGCGCGATCCGCGGCTGCCGCAACTCGGCATCAACAAGGTCTTGGTCGGCAGCGATTTTGTCAGCATGCCGGACGTCAGCGCCGAGGTGCCCAAGCTGGTCGAGCACATCCCGTTGCTGCAATTACCGTGAGTGGGCGATCCGCTCCTCGATCTGCCGGCTCGTCTCCGTGGCCCGCGAATACTCGGCGTTCAGAAAGAACTTGGCGTAGCCGGTGACGTGCTTGAGCCGGATCAGCTCTTCTTTCTCGAGCCCGAGCTCGCCGCAGATCCGCTCGTCGCCCCAGCCATGATTGAGCATCTCGACGACCAGCGTGCCCATGCCCTCGACGCTGTGCTTGCCGCGCGCCCGGTTGTGGCGAACCGTCGAGGCCATGCGGTCCTTGAGCGACTTGTCGATCGTGACGATCGGCACGAGGCCGTGGTTGATGTCGTAGATGTCGCGGAAGCGCTTGGGGATCGACCAGCGATGAAAGCCGTCGACGATCTCGAAGCACGGCCGGCCGGCGGCCTCCAGGTCGGGGTGATGAAAGGTCACTAGCGGCATCGTGTAGCCGTCGTGCTTGATCGACGTGTAGAGCAGCTTTAGCTCAGTCAGCGCCACTGCGTTTGGGTTGTAGTCGTTGGCGAAGACCTTCTCGACCGGCACCCAGCGCACATTGTTGACCGGGTTGTGGCTCATATCGGGCATCGTCATTCCTCAGCGAAAGCTCGGCGACTGCCGCTTGGACGAGCGGCGCCGGTCGATCACCGACCGCGCGATCCGGTGCTGCACCAGGCTCGGCACATGCAGCCAATAGCGCTCGCGGCGCTCGACCAGCCAGTGGGCAACCACCAGGTCGCAACCGTTCGGGTCGTTGTGTGTGCGCATCCAGCCGGGCTGGTAAGCAAAGAGCTCGCCGGCATAGCCGGCCGGCAGATAGACGCACTGGTTCATCAGGTAGCTGCGCGCCGGCATCTCGCGCGAGCCCAATTCGGCGTCGTTCTTGCGCAGGCTGAAGAACTGGATCACGCGATCGGGGCGCTGGGCGATCTCGGGCTCGATCTTCGCCAGAAAGTCGCCGGTCAGCTCGATGTCGTCCTCGAGATGCACGGCCGCGTCGTCGCCGGCGGTCAGCAGCGCCAGCATAAAGGTGTCCATCGCATTGCGGGTCTGGTCGCGGACGATTTCGAGCTGCGGGATCTGCGCGGCGATTTCGCCCAGCCACTGCTCGCGTTCGGGCACCAGCTTCAGGATGAACCGCGTCATACCCCTGCTCCGAGCCGGGCCCGTGCGTTGTTGAAATTGGTCCCGTCGATGTCGTTGAGCACGACCTGCTTGACGTGCTGCCGGTGCCAGTCCTCGTTGTCATGAGCGCGCCCCTTGATCCGGATCTTCCAGCGATCGCGGAACATCTGGTGGTGTTGCGGGTCGACCAGGTGCTCGAGCAGGTAGTCGCGGTATTCCAGCCAGCCGCTGAAATAGGGCGGCAATGTGCGCGGCACGATGTCGTCGATCAGATGGCCGAAGCTCGACACCCCGGGCAGGCGCCGCGACAAGCGCTCATAGGTTGTCGGTTCGACCTCTTGCAGCAGCTTGAGCGAATGCCAGGCGGTCTCGTGGCACAGTGACGACACGCGCATCCGAGATCCGGCCACGCCGTAGCGGTAATAGGTGTCATAGACCCGGTTGTAGGGCAGCGCGTTCTTGGCGATGCAG